TGCCGTCATATCCTCGTGAGACTCAATTAAGGTATCAGCTGGAATAAAACAACGAACGCCTGGAACAAATTTGTCTGGATGGGTTTCAATAACCGTCTTAGCATATTCAATTGTATCAGCCGAAGAAGCTTCAATATGATTAACAGTCGCATCTGACCAAGCAGAGTATGATTCTTTGTTAATGGTGCTTTCCATTGGAACAATATTGATTTCGCCAAATTGACGTAAATTGCTTCCAGGAGTAGCAGTCAATAAAGAGATTGTTTTCACATTATTCATTCCACACAGTTTATTCATTAAACCAGTATGTTTAGCAGTAGAGAATGTTTTATCAGACTCATCAATCCACAAATCAAAGAAGATGTTAGGATTGGTGGAGGCCATACGAATAATGAGTTCTTCAGTATCCTTAAAACGAGCATTATTGGCACACATAATGATGTTATTTACTTGTTTCTCTCTGATAGGGTTAGTTATTTCCCAATAAATCTTGGCAGTGTCAGATGTCTTGGATTTTGAGCTGAACATCAGATACTCATTCTCATCGTCTTCGAACCACTCACATCCATTCACTCTTGAAGCAGTTTGGTTAGCCAAAATAAGGTTGTTATCCACGAAAATGAGTTGAATTCGTCGAATACCGTTAACTTGGGTTGCTCTGAAGAATGAGAGGATACCAAGGAGCATTTGGAAGGTTTTACCCGACTGGGTGGGTTTTACTATAATAGTAGCTTTGTCGTTCATCTTTTAAGATTAATATTTTTCAGTGATTATTTAGTACACGATATATGTAAAAAAGTATTTCAATTTTTTACATTTTCTTATATTTTTAATGAACACTAAAAATATTTTTTTCAGTATTTTACTGTACATACTGCACCTAAGGTAACAAATTCGTATTAATAAAATTTTTAGGTATAAGCTATTTATTCTTTAAATTAAAAAAATTGAAATACTTTTGACCCATATACTGAGTAGTAAATATTCTGATATAAAAGCGACATTAAGTTTAAAGAGAAAAGATTGAGAAAATGCAAGCCTACAATATGATTTCTATTGTTAATGATATTAATGCTCCTCCGGGCATTCTACATCCTATACTTACGGAGAAATGGGCGTGGGTCGATGGTCGTCTACGCGAGATCTATTACGGGGAAGATTATGATGATCTCAACGAGGAGACCTTTGATATAGACATATTCGATGAAGTTTCTTTAGAAGAGGATACCTTAAATGAGGGATTTTTAGAAGAGGAAGAGGAAGAGGAAGAGGAAAATGGTCTCTTTAAGGAGAATTGGGGGTGGGTTGATGAACGTTTAAGGGAACTCTATTACGGATATGGTCTTAATGAGGAGACTTTCGATGAGTATCAGGAAGAAGGCCTTTTGAAGGAGAATTGGGATTGGGTTGACAAAAGACTGAGTGAGAAATACGAATTAAATGTTGAAGATTTACCCCTTCCACAATGTCCTTTAACCTGGATGGACTACAGATTTGGTCTTGAAATATCACACCAAACTTTGGAAGAAATGTCCTATATACCTCCTATTCGTAGAGAAGATCCCTATAATCCCGTTGATTGCTCTAAATTATTTAGTCTCTGTGATGAAGACAGTCTTGTGGACTTAGAAAGCAGTCTGGATTTGGGTAGCAATGTTAATTCTGAGGAATTATTCTCGGATGATTATGACTTTGACTCTGAGGAATTCTATAATGACTGTGTAAAAGTACACATAGGTATTGATGCTTGTATTGAATTTGTGTATTAAATTACGTTGTTGTATTGCGTTGTTGTATTGCGTTGTTGTATTGCGTTGTTGTATTGCTTAATAAATTAAAAAAATAAGAAGGTTGTATATAACCTTTTTTCCTGTTATAAAAAAAATTGATTTAAAATAGTATTTAAACACTGATTAGTAATCAAATTAAAATGAGCGACGAGTTAAACCCTTCGACTAAGGATACGAATACGATCGTATCAAAAAAAAAGAGAAAACTACCAGACGATGTATTAATTGTAGAAAGTTCATTAGAAGATGTAACCCCTGCAAAAATTCTTACAGAAGACCTTGGTAAGAAATTTGAGATGGGAATTTGTATTTTATATGGTATAGAATATGATGGTAAATATAAATATAGTATGGAAGAAGCAGAAAAACTAAAAGATAGACTAACAAATTTGCCAAATGTGTTTCCATATAAACTCAAGCATACGGCAAAAAATGGAAGCCAGTATGATTTTACCGGAGAAGAAGACGAAACCATTAAACTAAGTGCAAAAACAACAAAAAAGGATGGTAAAGTATGTCCACAGGTAATAGGACAACCAAGTAAAAAGAAGTTTTGCGAATTCTTTAATGTAGATATAAATTTTACATTAGAACAAATCAAAGAATATATTGAAGTAAATGTTGATAAAATGCTGAATATATATTTTGATTTAACATTTGATTGTCCAATATTATATTACAATCAAAAGAAAGATCTTCTTCAATTGGTTAAACTAACAAATATAAATGGAGAACAGCAAAAAATAAATTGGACAGAAATAGCTATTGAATTCAGTCACAAAAAGAAAAACAAAGCGTGGGGTGAAAGTTCTACTATTAGCATAAATAATGTTACAATTGGAGAGTTTCAACTACATAACAATAGAGATTGTATTAAGTTTCGATGGGCATTTGAAAATTTGTTAAAAATATTTCCAAATACATTCGAAATAATTAATCTATAGTATATTCAATTTCTTCAATAAGATCGCTAATATTTGTTTTGTTAATAAACCATAAATATTCATAAACAGAGTCACCAGTAACATTTTTTTGTGCTTTGAATTTTTTATACGGTATTTTATATATTTTCAATTCACCATATTTACTCAACAATTCTTTTATCTCTTCATATCCTAACAATCCTTCGTTATTATAAGAAATGAAAATGTACTTACATTTCAAATTATCCAGTAGTGTTTTGAAAGATTCATATACTTTTACTTTGCTACAAAAATTACTCTTGTTATATCCATCTATTAAACCTGTTTTGCCTTTTAGATTAATTGTTGAATCATAATATGCTATATAATTTAGTGGGCAATAATTGGCACTGTATTGTCTTTGATTATAAGGGGGGTCCATATAAACAACATCAAATTGTTGGGGTTGTTTACTTAGTTCTTCTGCTGTTACATTAAATACCTGATTTTCATCTGTTTTAATTTTTTTGTTAGTATGTATTGGAACAATGGATAGTTCTTTTAATGCAGATTTTTTATATTCTTTCAAGTATGCTCCATAAACACAAGATGTATTTGCTACTTTGTCAATTGATACCAATAGTGATGCTAATAAGAAATAATATTCATTTTGAGTAATAGTTTGTTGTATTTTTAATTCCTCAATACGACTTCTAATAGCATCGCATTTTTGGGCATTAGAAGTCGTAAAGAACATCCTTTCACAATCACCATTTTCGGAATAATTTTTATAAATTAGACCGTTAACGCCATTTAATTGATTAAAATTTTCCAAAAGACCCTGTAATTTGTCAGAATATGAACATTTAATTAATGCATAATTAATAACATAACTATAATATTCTAGATCATTCGCGGAACAAGTTTTAACAAGTTCTTGGAACCGGAATCCAACACTACCAGTTCCTGCAAACATATCTAAAAAGCTACAATCTTTTAGATTCGGTATTTCTTGACCGATAATTTTAATTAATAAAGGACATAATGTTTGTTTACTTCCAATGTAATTCAATGTATTCATTAATTAATATGTATATAAATGTTTAAATACATATAAATTATTCAATTTTTTTAATTATAACAATCCAGAATGCAAAATTGTGACGATAAGTAATATGCGATAAACTGTATTTATAGTCGTTTACGGCGACCCAAATAGGCGGCAGCCGATGTTCCAACCATACCATACGCGGTATGTGGTTTATAAATAAAAGTTCCTTTGCTTTGAGTGTAACACAATGTATTTTTACAGTTATTATATGGTTTATTGTATGGAAGCAAAGTTGTATCAAAGAGAGTAATATAGTATCCAGAACGATGTAAAAGATTTTGTGGATATGCGGTTACATTGCTATTAGACGAATTTTCTAATATAGATCCAAAAATTCCATTTAGGTTTGACATTATAATATTAGTTGATATTATTTTAATAACTACCAATGAATTGTAAGAGAGGAAATTTATGCTACTTTTTTACCACAAGCACTACAACCCGGTTTGGCTTTATGAATACGATTAACCATAGGAGAATTTAAGGAAATATTAGATGCGGGGTTTCTGGGTAAAGAACTAATATTATTTGCTAAATAATTATAATTGTTAGGAATAGGAATAATTCCAGAATTATTAAAGGACATCTTAAAACGGTTCATATAATAATTATAGAGATTTTAATTTTTATGTTATATTTTTAAAGTAATGTAGTTGCTGCTAAAGTGTTTAATAGAGTACAAGCATATTTAGCATCGGCCTCTGCCAATTGTATTACTTTGTTAATATCATAACGGTTTTCTAAAATCTCTTCCGCAATTGATAAATTTGAAGGACAATCACAGTCAAAGTATATAAGTAATTGATTAAATGTTGTATTTTCAGTAATTCCATCATCAAGAAATTTTATGGTGTATATAACACCGTCTATAGCAATGATTTGTGCTTTATATAAAATATTAGAATATAGATATTGTTTTTTTGCCCATACAAAATCGCCGATATTATAGGTATATCCTATCGATAAAATAAGAGCTTGTAAATTATTTAGTGGAGATCCATATATTCTCAAATCAGCCTCTTTATTATCAGTATCAGGACAATTACATCCGTTAACAATGGAGGTTTTTACAGTTTTACCTCCATAAACAGGATATGCACGATTAAATGGAATAGGAGCTCCATAAGTAGGTGGTACAACACCTCTTCTAAGTGGGGCCTTGCCTTTGATTCTGTTTAAATATCTATCATATGAATTGTGTTTGATATCAACGCCTACACCTCCTGGAGATAAAGCACCTGGTCTCTGTCTTGTTATAGTATGTCTAGTGCTACTTGTATGATAAGTAGTTCCAGAGGCAGTTTTTGCAATTTGTTTAGATGGTTGAGCTCTATCGCTCATTTGGTTCCAACAAACACGCGGTGGAGCAAGATAAGGGGTGCCAGCTTGTTCAACAACTTGCCAAGTATCTAATGGTTTTTGATAGGCAGATAATCCTGCTAAATTCATTGAATACAATGAGGACATTACTCGAACAGTATTTTGGATTAATTTTTGTCTTTGATATTGTGAAGCAGGATTATTAGCGGCTAAGTTTGTATTACATCCCCTACAACTGTATATTTCAGTAGCAACCCCATCAACTTGGGTGCTACCATTTTGAGTTTGTAATAAATCTACTGGATTTTGATAAAATAAACTATTTGATAAATCAATATTAGTACCACTCATTTATATAAATAATTATTATTTTATTATTATGTCTTTATTAAAAAAAATTGATTTGATTAAAGATTATTTACATAATAATACAAAATAAATATGCTAGAGGAAACATTAAATAGTTTAAAGTATTGTTGTGTGGTTTGTAATAAAGAATATACTAGAAAGTCTTCTTTGGATAAACATAAAATTCTATGTGATTTTAAAATAAAGACCAAAAGAGAGCATCAAATTGAAACTGAAGAGTTAGGAGATCTTCCAACTCATTATCAGCTTGTAAAAATTGTCCAAGAACTAACATTAAAGATGATAAAAATGGATGAAAAGATGGAACAAATGAAGAAGTGGGTAGATAAAAAGAAAAGAAAACTAAATGTAATAGTATGGTTAAATTCAAATGTGACACCAACAATAGGATTTTTAGAATGGGTTAATACTTCATTGATTGTAAACCCAGAGAATTTTGAGAATTTAATGGAGAATTCATTGTTCCATACAATCCAACAAGTTTTCGAACAGAATTTGGCAGAAAAATCTGATTACATTTATCCGATTAGAGCGTTTTCAGAAAAAGCAGGGGTATTTTATATTTGTGAGAAAAATGTTGATGGAACACCCGAATGGAAACAATTAGTTTTAGCAGATATGGTTATGATTTTAAAAACAGTTCAAAATCATATGATAAAGGAATTAATGAAATGGAAGGCTAATAATCAGAGCAAGTTTGATGATAACGATGTTATTTCTCAGATATTCAATAAAGCTGTCATTAAATTGATGAATATGAGTTTTACTCAGGATGCTACTCTAAGTCGAATTAAGAATGCATTATACAATTATTTGAAGACGGATCTTAAAAATATGATTGAATATGATTTTGAATTTTAAAAGGATTAATTCAGTTCATAAAAGAAGCCGGTAAGTCGATTTTTAAACTTTTTATTTTTGTATTCAAAACGTAATAAATATTCATATAAAACTTTAGATAATACAGATTGTATACATAATTGTTGAAATTTAGATGTTTTTTTATCTATTAAGTACTGTAATATATTTCGACAGATCCCTTTTTCTCTATATTCGGGATAAATATAAATCCCAAAAAGTGTTACAATTTTTGGATTTTTTTTGAAAAAAATTAGTTCACCGTATTCATATTCAAAAGATACTTTGCCGTTATCATATGTCGAGTAATTTTCAAAAAAAGTGTCTATTATGGGTTCATATTTATTCATAATATTATATGCTTTATAACATTAATATTATAATTTTAAATTATTTTTGATAATATTGCTTTTAAACAGTGGGAAAGCTGGGATCCATAGCAATACCACAGATTCCTTGATCATTAGTAGATGATGAACGACCAATCTTTACATAACCGTCCATTCCCCAACTTGAGCTCCATGAATTTTTTACAAGCCAATAGTCGATACCATTTTCAGTGCCATAACCAACCGTGAGAACACCATGGTCCAAACTGGTACCGCAACTCGAAGATGTCAAAACACCGCTAGAATAAGATTGGAAATAACGGGTATCGGCTTCAATAGCTACGGCAACAGGTTGTTGAGCAACAGCAGCCTTCAATGAAATCTGGTCATTAGGCTTGACGTCGGAGCAAGAACTGATATGAGCAACAGGAGAACATTTTTGGCAAGAACCATCTTTAGCGGTGTAAGGATAAGCAGAAAGAGCACACTGACCATTTTCAATCACGAACTTGAAAGCACCTTCCATTTGCCCACCATTGCATCCGTGTGAACCATAAGCAAAACCAGTAGCACAATCAACCATTTCTTGCTCAGATAAGTCAATCAATTGATTCTTGGAAATAGCCCAAGCACCCTCAACCGCACCTGTAGCAGAGAAAGTCCAACAAGAACCACATTGTCCTTGATCCTTTACAGATGTGACGGCGCCTTTTGTGCGACAATCGATGGAAGCAGGAGCACCTGAAGCGGAACTAGAAAAAGATTTGCATCCATAAGAACCAACCTCAGCCTTTAAACCACCGACATATTGATCTCTGAATTCCTCAGGAGTTAAATCAGTGAATTGATTAACACCCATAGTGAAATTCTGGGTTAGATCGGCATTATGAGAAAGAATACCAACAAAATTCTTTCTGAAGATGGCAAAGCGTGATTCTAATTCTTGAATATTGGCATAACGCTTGCTAAATCTTTCCTGAAAGTTGCCGAATTCCTTCCAGTGAAAGTCTACATCATTAATAGAGGTTAAATCGAGTGATCCGCGCAATTTAACCTGACCAAATACATTAGCAAAAAAGGCTAATAGCAAAAATAGTTGCATTTATATATACTATACAATATAATAATTTCTTTATTATGTTAAAAAAAATATTATTATAAGTATTTATATGATAGATATTTTTGACCTACTCCATTATTTGATAGGATTATTTATTGTAAGTTTGTTAGTTTGGGGAATAATCAAACTACATTTCTACTTTAGTAAAGATAACATCCCAATTGATATATTGATGAACAAAGAGGTATAATATAATTAATAAAAGATATTGTTATCGAGTACATATTTTTCAGTAAAATTTATTATGATGAACAAACAATTTATTATATGTAAAGTAAAATCAGAAGGTTCATAATGATCTTTAATAATTTTATCCTTTAAAATGAAATCTTTGTATTCTTTATTACAAGCATTTAATGTTATTAAAATTTCTTTTGTGAATTCTTGACAGTTATTTTTATAAATATTCCAATTAAAAAACTTATGGTTTCCGATGCGTTTTTGGGTTACTTTAAGGATTTTATTTAATGTAAACTTATTTTTTGAAATAGAAACCCTTTTGAAATCATATGACTTATTGATTAAAAATGTTTCGCAAATATTAATACAATTGTTTTTTTCTAATAATAAAAACTTAATTTTGTTATCCTTTTTTATTTCAAAAATTAAAGCTGGATGATATGGATAGTTGTCTTCTGATTCAGATATATATTTATTATAATTAAAAAGCGTTAACATATTGAAAACTAAATTAACTAGTTTTCCAAAAGGTTGTCTCGCTAAATATATCTTGTTAATTTTACAGTTTCCATATTCATCAATAATTTTTTGGCATTTTTTATTATATTGGTAAAAAAATACGTTATTATATTCTATACTAATTTTTAGGAAATTTAAAACAAAATAACTACATATAACAAATACTATAAAACATATTATAAACAATAACATAACGGTAATAATAAATGGCTTTGAACTAATAAATTTATAATCAATATTATAATCAATAAGATTCATATTATAATATTGTATCATTTAATAATATCTTTTTTCTACTAATTTCATAAAATTATGGGTTTACTAAGTAAGTGGTAGTGAATTCTTGAACTGACATAATAGGAATGTTTAACTTCCTAGCTTCTTCGGCTTTACCGGTGTCTTCATCTTTATTTTTAGTAATAACTAAGAATGTATTCTTACTAATACTAGATCCTTGGTTTGCACCTACATTTTTTAAGAATTCAATAATATCTTTATCACGTGTTCCAGTTAAAACAACTGTTTTTCCGAATAATGGATGATTGCTGTCTATATTTTTTTTTACAGGCATTTCTCCCAGTTTATCATTTAATCCACATTCATCTAAGAAATCCTTAAAATCCTGAATTTTATTTACAAAAGCTTCTGCTGTTTTTGTTGCCATTCCTTTAACTGAAGCAACATCACTAATTTTTTTATCATTACTTATATCTGAAACAAGAATATCAGGCATCTCATTTAGAACTAATTCCATTTTCTTTTCGCTAAAGCCTCGGCCAAATATATTAGAGGCAGCCATCAAAGTAATAATAGACGCTTCTTTTAGTTTATCTCGAATTCCAGTATAGATTTTATTTGCCATTTTTCCCTTAAACCCATCAACCTTTAAGAAATCTTGTTCAGACATTTTAATAATTTTTGGAACTGTATCATAACCAGTATTTATTAGTCTGGCAATATTTCCGGAACTAAGACCTTCAACTCCAATTCCTCTAAAGAACCCTGTAATATTTTTTTCTTTAACAGTAGGATCTTCAGATGCGTTTTCAAGCATAATATCTACGTGGGTGTCATTCCATTTAAAAGGAACAGAAGGCATTTTGGGTTCTTCAGCTTGAACAGTGACCGCTTTAATATGTGGAATAACATCACCACTTCTTATAATTTCAATTGTAGCACCTATACCAATGTTATTGTCTTTAATAAACGCACCATTAAATCCGGTAGCAAATTCAATAGTAACTCCGCCTAGATTAATGGGTTCAATTTGAACGCGTGGTTTAAGATATCCATCTTTACTGGGGGTCCAAATAACATCAACTACCTTGGCTTCAGCAATTTGATCAGATAGTACCATTTTGAATGCGAAGGCGTGATCAGGATTGCCGGATTTGCGAGGGTAAATTTTGTCATCAGTTACAATTATGCCATCAATTTCGTACATATAGGTTTTGCGCCACTCAACTAATAATTGTGAAAGAAATTCATTCGATATTGAGTTAACAGTTTGAAATAAAACGTGTTCAACATTAATAGTTCCTAGGAAATTCATTTGTTCAGATGGTTTCTTGTGTGGAATAATAACTTCATAAGCAACAAAATGAAGGTCAACTACAGAATCACTAATATGTTTATGGTTAACAATTCCAGCGACCATATTTCTGGGATTGGCAAACTTTATTTTATATTTGGTTTCAAATACATTCTTTGGAATAATAAATTCTCCACGAATAACAATTCCTTTTGTTTTTGGTAATCGAAGGAAAGGAATTAAGTGACTAATATCTTGCCCCACTTTACCATCTCCTCTGGTATATAATTTTGGTATTGACCCTTCTGTAGTATATAAACCACTAACACCGTCAAGTTTACACGATATTACGTAAGGTCCTTTATATTTACTCATCCAATTAGTTAAAGCTCCAGTATCAGGCTTTATTTTATCCATAGATGCCATTTCATAAGGTAATTTTACTTTATTTCGTTCAACTTCGGCACCAATTTCCGTAACAGCAACATTATTTGGGAATTTATGTTCAATATATTCTTTAACAATATCATATTGATTGTCAGTCATAACAGGGCTATCATTATAATATTTGGAATTAGAAACCCGAATAATATCATTTAGTTGTGTTTCATTAAGTTGTTCAAGAACAGAGATGCCGTTGTGTTTAAAATTAGAAATGATTTGTAAAATAGCATTAACATCCGGATGTCCAACAGGTTTAAATGCTTCAACAACTGGTACTTGCAGTTCTGGGTTTACAGTAGGTTTAGATGCTCTCTTTTTTAGTGTTTTATTTTTTTTAACAGGGATAATTTCGATTGGTTCTGCTTCTGGTTCTGCTTCTGTTTGAGCTACTACCTTCACTGATGTAGGGACTGTCTCAGCTACTGGAACAACCGGTTCTCCTACACCGGTGTAGGGGATTACAGCCCGCCCATCTAAACGCTCCACAGGAGTCTTAAATTGTAGCCCCAAGAAATCAAATATATCCTTTTCGGTCTTGAATTCTTTTGTTACCTTTGCTCCCTTTTTCTTATTTTCTAATAAATATATTCCGTGTTCATTGAAAGTATATCCTTTATTCAAACCATATTGCCTCATCACTGTATTAAATATTTTTGATCCTGTGAAATATAAAATCGCAAACGCAAATTCATCTGGAGGAGCATACAAGAAATCTATACGGCGAGCAGTTCTTTCTTTACCATTTATTGTAGGTAATTTTGCAATTACTAGCGTTTTTGATGAACCACGAGATAGAACCTCTAAAATTATTCCTGTTTTTATCAAGTTATCTACAAACTTTTTATATACATCTCCAGTTCTACCAGTAATTATTACATCAATATCGCCAGACGTCTTTGCTCCTCTTCTATATGACCCTACTATCTCAAATTTTGAATCTGGCGAACCTTTAGATGCATCAGTAAAATTATCTTGAAATATTTTATCGAACTCTTCTATTTCTGATCTTGGAATTCTCTCTTGAATTTGTTCATAATATTTTAAACCTACCTTTTGTATATCATTTAATAACTCATTTTGCCTCCCTCTTAAGTCATCTATTGATTTTACAGCAGAATCAACTAATTCTTGCGCTTTTTTTGGACCTACACCATAAATATCTCCTAAAATATTTATCGGATTTGTTTTTTCTCGTTCCAATATACGTAACGTTCCTGTTTCAACATATTCTTTCAACTTTTCCATTATTGTTGTTCCTATACCTGGTTGACCCTTCAATTGATCAGGATTTAGAATATCGTCTGGGTATGCCATTATAGACTCTTGGGCTTTTTGATATGCTCTAGCTCTAAAAGGCTCACCTTGTTTTAACATTATATTGCTGAGTTTATCCATTAAGTCAATAAACTCTTCGTTATATCTCTTATTCTTATTCTCTTGTAAATCTTCCATTATTTGTAATTCAACTGGTGTCTTTAAACTCATTTTTGATGACACTTTTTTTTCTGGAATTTCTATTTCAATTATTTTTTGTTCTAATTCTTGTGGTTCTTCTATAATTTCAAAATCAATTAACTTTTTAGTTTGTTTCCCTTTTTTTGTTTTTTCTCCATTTTTTGTTTTTTCTCCATTTTTAACTTTTGATAGTTTATAGTTTTCTATATCTTGTTGAGTATAACATCCAGTTCCTAATGGTTTATATTTTTTTGTTCCTTTTTTACATCTATTATGTAATTTTGATGATGAAGGTTTAGATGATGATGATTTTAATGTTATATTTTTCGGAGATTTTTCCTCAATAATTATTATATCTTTTGGCTTAACCTTTTTTGATTTATTTTTTTTTGTATTTTTTTCAGCAGACATATATTTAACTCATATTTTATCTTTTTGAAAAATTAAACAATTTGTTTAGGTTACCCGTTTGACCACCAGAAAAATGTATATTGTCTGTTGGCATTATTAACTTTGTTGACTTAATTTGCCTTATTCTTTGTCTTTGCCTTTGTTTCTCTAATAAATCTAATATTAATAATTGTCTATATTCTGCTAATGTTTTTGGCCTTATTACCTTTACTTCAGGGACACCCTCATCTTTAAAATATTTATTATAAATATAACTATTTGCTGGAACATTCGTTTGTTGGTGTTGTTGGTATTGTTGTTGTTGTTGTTGTTGGTATTGTTGTTGCTGCTGTCTTTGTTGTTGGTGCTGTTGTATTTGTTCCTGTAATGGTTGCCTTTGATTAATTTTCTGATAACCCTCAGGATTATTGTCCATTAAATGTAACTTTCCATTTGACACAAACATTCCCATTTTTGATAAAATATCTTCATACGATATTTGTGGTTTAGGAGCAGGTATTTTTGGCCTTACCATTTTTGAATTTTCCCTTGGAAGAGTCTGATGCATTGGACTAATTTGATCCTGAAATCTAACACCTTTTTTAAACACTTTTATAGGAACATTGTTTTCTGGAATTTTTTCAAATGAAGATTGAATATCCTCTTGCTGATAGTCGTAGTCATCATTACCCAGTAAATTGTCTAACTCAGTAATATTTAACTCCATATAAAACAGATTATATTTTTTTATTTATAACTATACTCAAAAAAATATATAGTTTTATTATAATGTCTACTTATATACAAAATTATGGTTTTACTAAAACATTAATAAAGAATAATAACAAAAAGGTTAAAAATGAAATTATGTGGAATGGCGATTATGATGGAAATAAAGCTAATATTCACCTTGATATTAATGACAATGGGGCAAAGGATCATATTAGTATGCAATTAGACAATGAGGATCTAATGAATATATTAGGTATTCAACCCGTAGAAGTTCCATTAGAAGAACGACTTTCTTTAGATTTTTTAGATGAACCTTATAGACCAATTACTTTAGAAGGCGCTTTACTCGAAAAACGTAACAAACGTAAATCTCACAAACGTAAATCTGCAAAACATATTAATAAAAGACATCACACTAAAAGACACTATCGTCATCGTAAATATCATACGAAGTAAGTAAATAATATTACTAATTTTGTGTAGACCAAATTTACCTACATAAAATTTACTTCATTTACAGAATAATATAAAATTATTAAACTCTTATTATATTAAATGTCTAGTTTTAGAAGATATGGTGGTTTAAATAATTCAGCCAATAATATCGTTACGAGAAGTTATATTTCAAATTCAGAACAAATGAATGTTAATAATTATTCTGGTCAACAGAATTCAAAAGAAACATTTGCTAGTCACATTGATATGAGTGGCAATTCTATATTACATACAGGATGTATATATTTTCAGGATGGAAGCCAGATGTGTAGTGCTATCGGAATACCTGGCCCTCAAGGAGCTCAAGGAGCACCAGGACCACAAGGTGCTCAAGGTGCACAAGGTGCAATAGGACCACAAGGAGCAATAGGACCACAAGGAGCAACAGGAACTACAGGGGCTCAAGGCGCTACAGGAGTCACAGGCGCTACAGGAGTCACAGGCGCTACAGGAGTTACAGGAGTAACAGGAGCTACGGGAGCTACAGGAGTCACAGGAGCAACAGGAGCAACGGGAGCACAAGGATCTACAGGAGATAGTTTATGGTATACTTCTTCAGGGAATTATTTAAATCCTATTGGCTTCACTGCAGGAACAGGAGCTACAGGACCTATAGTTCGAGCACAAACATTTAATTCACAAGGCGATTGTTTATTTAATGGTTTAACGGTTGGATTAGGTGGAGGAGGTAGTCAAACAAATACAGCTGTAGGAGGTAGTGCATTACTATTTAATACTCCGAGCGGTTCTCAGGATGGTCAATTTAATACTGCTCTAGGTAGTCTTGCATTAGAAAAAAATATTACCGGTGCTTTTAATACAGGATTAGGTTGCTATTCATTATTTGGTAATACTGGCGGTTATCAAAATACAGCTGTAGGATATTACTCATTAAATGCTAATCAGGGGGATTATAATACAGCTGTAGGATATGAAGCATTAGCGAATAATACTATAGGTATTAATAATACAGCTGTAGGGTATGTTGCATTAGCGATTAATACTAGCGGTTCTAACAATACAGCAGTAGGTATTCAAGCATTAGAGTTAAACACATCCGGAGATGATAACACTTCCACGGGTGTTAACGCATTGAAAAATAATACTACTGGTGTACAAAACACCTCTGTAGGAAGTCAAACGTCATTTTTTAATACTACCGGTTCATATAATACAGCATTAGGATATAATGCTGGTTCAGGAACTGGAACAGGAATAACAGGAGCATCATACAATACATATTTGGGTTATAATACTGGATGTACTGGTAACATTAGTTATACAAATTCAACAGCAGTAGGTTATGACGCAACCATAACAGCAAATAATCAAATAGTATTAGGAACTAGTGCGGAAACTGTTTATGTTCCTGGAGTAACAGGTATATTCGCAGTTGGTCCAATAACTGCATTCTCATTTACATCGACTTCAGATTATAGAGCTAAAAAAGAGGTAACTCCTTTAAAATTAGATGAATATTCAGTCGATAAGTTAAAACCAGTTTATTTTAAATTTAAGAAAGATGATAAAGAAAGTATAGGTTTAATTGCTCACGAGCTACAAGAATATTATCCCTTTTTAGTGGAAGGTGAAAAAGATGGTGAAAAAACGCAATCAGTAAATTATATTGGGTTAATAGGAGTATTGATCAAAGAGGTTCAAGACTTGAAAAAGAGGGTATCATATTTAGAAAGTTGTGATATATAAACTCAATTAGTTAAAAATGTTATAATTAAAATTGAATTGAATAATTTAAAAAGTAATTTAAAGAACAAATACAAAGTAATAGATAAGCAATGTCAATCAATCCTGTATTAGAAAATTTGAATTCGTGTGACCGCGACAAATTAATTAAATTTTATTCTAGAGGTCATAAGTATGAAATTTTATCAGATCCTGGAACAAAATACACGTCTGTGACAACTTGGAACCATACTCATTTTCCGAAGTTTGATGCGGATGCTGTTATACAGAATATTTTCAAGAGTAAAGGGTGGGGTCCAGACAATAAATACTGGGGACAAACAGCGGAACAAATAAAGGCTAGTTGGAAGTCCAATGGAGATTCGGTGGCTGGAGCAGGAACAAATTTACACGAAAGAATTGAACGATTTATGAACGATAAGAGATTTAAATTTGTATATACACAAAAAGAATTATATGAAATTTATAAATGCGATAATCCTGGAAAAGTAGATGAAGCAGTAGAATGGGAATATTTCTTGGAATTTGTTAGAGACCATCCCGAATTGAAGCCATATCGTACAGAATGGATGATCTTCGATGAAGATTTGAAAATAGCAGGATCAATTGATATGGTATATGAAAATCCAGATGGAACATTATCGATTTATGATTGGAAGCGAAGTAAAGAAATTTCAAAGGTAAATAATTGGAATAAATTCGCATTAAATCCTTTAATATGTCATATGCACGATACAAACTTCTGGCATTATGCGTTACAATTGAATACATATAAGGCAATTTTAGAAAGAAAATATGGTAAAACAGTGACAAAATTGTGTCTAGTTAGATTACATCCAGATACTGTTGAAAAGACGTATGAGTTATTAGAGGTGCCAATTTTAACAAAGGATATAAGTAATCTGTTTGAAGAGAGAGAAAAAGAGGTATCTGCGTAAAACAACTTAAAAAATACGACTAATATAATATATATTAAATAATGTATAATATAGCAGATCTAATAGAAGTAATATTATGTTTAATACTTGTATATAATATAAATTCCGTTATATATGAGTTTGTAAATATACTTCCCGATATGAATCAAATTACAAAGGGTATTTTGTCTTTAGATAATTTTTTGTTATTTATTTCAGAAAATAATACGTTATATCTAGAGTTTTATGATAATATAATTGAAGAACAAATAAATCCCTCTATTGTTAATGCTGATATTGATGTAAAAAATGAGATTGTTCAGAAGGTTGAGCAAAAATATGAGGATAAATATTTGGAAAAGTTCAAACGTTTTCCAAATGAGTTTCAGTTCAATGAATTAGAATTGGAAGAAGAGAGAAAGGAGTTTGAAAACATAAAGATAACGAATGAACAAAATAGATTTCAATCTATTAATCAAATAACAGAACAACTGAATAAAATTGATGAAATAGAAAAAGAAGGTAATATTACATATGAACGTAATCTACATTTTACAGAAAAAATAAATGAAATAGGAATATATGGTCTACTTAATTTTTTTAATTTGAAAGATGAATACGATGATGATCCAGATGATATTGATTTTGAACAGTTATATATAAACCTTATTGGAAAAAAGAATGAATTAAAGAAAGAATTAAAATTTGTTGAGGAAAATATTTTAGTAGAGGAAGAGATGCGTCTAGAAGCTCGTGAAATAATAGTAAACCGAAAGTTAGATAAATTTATAGATAATTATATTTTAGAGTGTACGCCATTAGGAAATATTTATATGAGATATAATAACAGTAAAAAGTCATTTGAGTACTTTAGCAATAGTACAATGCCATATAGATATTTAGAGCCAGTTGGAAGAAAATATGTGATGACATATTGGTGTAAACCGATCTTTATTGATATTGAAGATGAGTTGAAAAAATCAGAAGAAAAATTTGAAGAAGAGAAAAAGAAGAAGGAAGAGGAGGAGGCAGATTTGAAGACAGGAACAGGATCAAAGAATATGCTAGCCAAATTAAAAAGTTATAATAAGGATACAAAAAATCAAGCAACTATGAAGCCACAAATGAAAAACAGAGGTGGAAGTAATTTTGCGTTGCCTCCTCAAATAAAAGCTAATTTACCAAACGTGAATCAAAATAACGAAAAGCAATATTTAAAGGAACACGCTAACAGATATACTTGTGAAGGTAGGTTAACTGGTTTTTCTCCTTTGAAAAAAATAGACAAAAAAATTTCAGATAAGAAATTGACAATGTCATATGCGGACTTTAAGAGAATGAAGAAAGAAGAACAAAATAAAAAATAGGCATATTATAAGCAATGGTAAGAAAAACAAAAAAATTAATTAAAAGAAAACATTTTACCGGTTTAAAAAGAAACCATTCGACAACAAAACATAGAAGAATGTATGGTGGAGATATTAATGTAGAAGAACAATCAAATAATGAAAAAGAAGCTAATGAAATATTTAAAAAAATAGAAGAACAAAATAAAGTTGAGTTGCCTGATATAGCTGATATTCCGGTTGTTGGTCCAGTAATTGAAAAAACTGGTGATCTAATAGAGGGAGCTAGTGTAAACCTGATAGATAAAGCTGGAGACTTATTTGGAGTTGATATTGATAATCCTGGGTCAATTAGTGAAAAATTGGATGATGTGAAGGAGGCTCTAGGTGATCCGGAGAATTTAGAAAAATTAACAGACATTGCTGGAGAAGCTGGGAAAATTGGTGAGGTGGCGGTTGTAGCGTTTCAGCCAGCTGCTGAAAAATTTGTTGAAACTACATTGCCAGTAGTAACTGATGGTTTTAATAAAGCCGTTAAAGGGGTTGTTGCAACGGGTGTTAATTTAGCAGAAGATGTAGCAGGTCCTTTTATAGGTATTCCAAGAACGTTATTGTCGGCAGCGACAGCATTTAATGCGTCTGTTAGTGCTGGATCTGAACTTGTGAAGGGAGTATCAGAAGGAATACAAGGAGGCCAAGAGAATTTCGAAAGACTAATGGACAAGGCTAAAATACCTGAAGTGCCTTCAATGAAAATACCAGGAGTGCCTCAAATTCCAGGAATTAAGAAACCAGAAATGTCTATAAAAATGCCAGAAGTGAAAATGCCAGAAGTGAAAGTACCAAATATAAATTATAATATTCCTAATGTCTCTTCATATAGTGACCCAATGAAAAAACTACAAGACAATGCTCAAATGGTTGGTGGACGA